CCTCGAAGTTGTCGCGGAAACCGTCGACGTCGCCATCGTCCAGCACATCAACATCGGCCCTGGCCGATGTGAAGAGGCCAATCATTGATGCGGCGAAGGTCGCGTGCCGGATCGCGGTATTCGCGGTGTCGGGGTTGGCCACCCCGACCTGAAACCCCTGCTGCCGCTCATCGTTGGCGACATATTCGCTCGGAGAAAGGACATTCGCGCCCGCCCCCGTGGCCCACGGGAGGAGCTGATTTTGAGTTGTCATGATGTTCCGCCTCAGACGATGTTTTGAGCGACATATTCGGGGCTTGCGCCCCAGGCGCCTTGACCCCACCCGCTGGCGAGATCGTTCGACATGCCCCACCCGAAGAGGGGGGAGTTATCGACGGTTGTGACCCGGATATCGAGATTGACGCCTGCCGGCTTCGTCGGGATCAGGTTTTGCGCCAACACCTCAAGCCGAACCCCGTCGGGGATTTTCTGAGCGACGGCGATTTGCCATCGCATTTCGACAGCCGACGGCGCGCTTGGGGTCCAGCCGACGGCGCGGCTCCGATCCATGACTCTCAGGATCGTAGGCGCCCCGAAAAAAGCATCGAGCGCGCGCTGCGCGCCGGCAATCGTCCCGTCCGAATAGTTCGCAAGAATCTTCGCGCGGAGAAGTTGCCGATACGTCCTGTCGTCGAGCCGGGCCAGCCTCTCGCCGGAGTCAAAGACGCCCTTCCAATAACCAACGCCCCAGCCGCGCTTTGCGTCCCCCCATCTGAACCACGGATCGGGAACGGGAATCGGGATATAGCGCGACCGCCCGACCCATTCCCCAACAGCGTCAAGCTGGACGCCCTCGGCGAGGTCCAGATCGTATGCGAGGGGCATGGCCGCAAAGGCGTCTTGCGCATCGGCAAACGGGCCTACCGTCGCATCTATGGTCGCCATGAACCTCGAACGCCGCGCGTGCCGCGGCGTTACGAGCCGAAGATAGCCGGCGCGCTCGCGCATCAAGCCGCCTCCACAACCGTCACGTAATCAGGAAGGCACTGCGCCGCCTCGTTGAAAGCGATATCTACGCTCGCTGCCGTCGGGACGCTTCCATCGCGCGCGATTTCGAGCGAGAGGATTCGATAGGTCTCGGCGCCGGCGCCGCCGTTCAGTTTTGCAGGCGCATAGGCCGCGTCCAGCGGGACAGGCTCGCCAATGCCGCGAGCCGCTGTCCAAGCCGAGAGGGTGTCCTTGATCGCCTTCGCGACATTCGCGGTATAGCCTCGCGCCGCCGGTCGGACGGTGACGCGATATGTCACCGGAACGTCGGCTGGGCGGAAGAATGCGACACGAGTCGGCACATCGAAGTCGCCCAAGACGTCGATGATCGTGTCGCCGACCGTTCCGCAGCCGCCCTTCTTTCCCGCGATGACGCGCGCGACTTGCTCGGCGTCCCCGCCGTCGACGATGCAAGCAATCGTGTGGCCGGGGATGCCGTTCAGGTCCGCAACTGCGGTGTCGTTCTCATAAAGGCGCATCCGGGACACGCCGCCGATGGCCTCAAGCCCTCCCCGCACGCTCTGGAGCACGTAGGACGCGGAAAGCATGGTGCTGACGGACTGGCGCTGCCTCAAGTCAGAGTCGGGCTCCACGGGCTCCCCAGGCGTCGCCGCTTCCGGGTTGGTGATGCTCTGCCACCCGAAGGTCGGGGTGGCGATTTGTGCGAGCGCGCCCGCAGGCGCGGCAATGGCGCCGAGAACGTCGCATGTGGCCGTGACGGTCGCCTGCCCCTCGAATGGAATCGTCAGGTCCGGCAGAGACCAGAGATTGCCGCCCTTGTCGTAAACCTTGCAGCCGGTCAGCACGGCCCCAGCCTGCCCGACGACGATGACGTCGGCTTGCGAATAGCTGGCGATCTTGCGCCGCATCCCATTGATCTTGACGAGGCTCGAAAGCCCCTCGCCCTGCCCCTTCGCAGGGGAAAACGAATTGAAGACCGAAACGGCCATCGCGTTCGCATCGTCAAGCGCCGTCGCCAGAATGCCGATCCACTGACCGTCCTGAGAATCCGGCGCGATGTAGACGTCTTGGCCATAGATCGCGCGGAATCGCGCTTCGAAATATGAGAGGCATTCGGCGAACGACGGCTTGCGGATGCCCGTGGCGTCGATCGTGCAGACGGGGGTTGAACCCATTATTTCGGCCCTCTGATCTGCGCTTGCCCGTAGGCGGTGCTGATTGTCGCCTGGACCGAGAAGGCGCGCGCAACGCGGTCATGCTGCGAGGCGTATTTCTCGATCGAGACAACCCCGGTTGTCGAAAGAATATGGTCACGCAACGTCGGGTCTCGGGTCGATTCCGTGTATTTCCCGAGAACTTCCGTCTCGTATGGAACACCCGCAGAGGTGTCGAGAAACCATTGACCGAGCCAAAGCCCTAGTCTGGTCTCGACCGCTTGCGCCACGGCTTCGGGCTGGTCTTTCCAGAAGTCGGATGCGCCGCCCCCGAACTGCATGTCGCGGTCGACGTCAAGTTTCCGGTATCGCATCAAGCCACCCTGAAGCAGAGTTTTGAGCCGTCCCGATATGGGTGCTCGATTTCGACGCCGGCGGCCGCCGCAGCAGCGTCGTTCGGGCAGTTCGGCAAATCGGCGAACCCCGAAAATCTCGTGACGTGCCGAACAATCGGGTTCGGCAGTTGTTCTTCAAGGTCGCCCCCGAGCGCGCCGATATTCAGTGCGGCCGCGCCGGCCGCCATGGCCCCCGCGCCAACGCCGCCGGCTGGCAAAGAAAGCCCCCCGGCCGGGCATGAAAGTTGGATCGCCGTGGTCGAGATCAATTTCACCCCGGCGCCGACCAGCGCCTGCACGACGTGCTTTCCTTCGTCCGCAGACATGGCCGCGCCAGCGTGGGACGACCCGGAAGAGCCGGTTTCCTTCCCGTCCTTGACGGATCGATGTTTCGCCCCGCTTGGCGTCGACGACGTTTCATGGAACGTCGTCGCGTCCTTGAACGGGTTCTCTGCCGTGTCCGACGGATCGACAGACTTGTTGGTGATGCCCTTCGTCGGGTGAACGTCTGTCGTCTGCTTCCCGTCGACCGACCGGGCCTGCCAACTGTCGTCGGAGACGTTCTTCAGCTTCTTGGGGTCGGAGCGCCCGCCGGGTGTGAAAACACCGTCCGACAAAGACATGATCCGCGTGTCGAGCGGCATCTGCACGCCGCCGGATTGCCGCCATGCGTCGACGCCTCGGGACATGAAGGTGATTGTGCCCTCATCCCCCTTCTTGACCGGATGCGTCGCGGCGACGTCGCCGCCGCCGGGATATTTGATCGGCACATCGGCGAAGATCGGCAGTTCGACCGCCTTCGTCTTGCCGTCAGGCTGGCGGACCTGCACCTTCGTCACGGCGCGGAGCGACGTAACGTGCCCGTCGCCGTCCTTCTCGACGATGACCCTGAGAGACGTGAACCTGCGCTTGAATTCGCCGCGGATCGCGATGCGGATGGCTTCGTCGAGTGTTGCAAGGCGCTCGCGGAGGTCAGCCATTATTGCGACCCCTCATATCCAACGGACGTTTTCGTTCCCGGTCCGGTGTCCTTGAGAGGGCGGCACGCAAGGGTTTGATACCAGACCGTTCCGCGCGTATCGCCCTGGAAGTCGATCTTCAGCACCTTGTAGAGACCGTCAGCCGCGATGTCCGGCATGAGAGAGTTTTGCGGCGAATCCCATCCATTGGGCAGATCGGAGATTGGACGCGCGCGCTGGATGGACGCTTCGTCGATATGCACCGTCCCATTGACCTTGATCTGCGGATTGATGAGGCACTTGACCGTGATCCAGTCGATTTCCTGCGTCGCCATCCCGATCATGCCGCTGTCCGAATTGAGTTTCACGGCGCCGCCCGGAATCGGCTTGTCCTTGTCGACCATCTGAAGCTCATGGTTCTGGATGGACCACATGGCCTCGCGCGGGCCGGCAATGTCGTGCAGAACGTCGCGCGCCATGCCGAACAGGACGATTGGTTTTGGATACTTCGGCTTCGACAGGTCGATCCCGAGGTGCCCGAGCTTGACGCCGTGCCCTCCCATGGCCTTCACGGCTTCGTCGAAATGATCCTTCGGGGTTGACCCTGCGGCGAAGGTCTTGCTGACGGTCGCGAAATTGTGCGCCTGATCCCCGTCGTTGACGAAGAGGTCGAGCGCCGTTTCCGTCGGCGTCACGCGCCCATAGCGCGCCGCGACGATGTTCCCCTTGCAGATGACGCCGTGGTTGTCCTGATACCCAGCGTCCAGCGTGACGATCTTGAATTCTGAACCGGGCTGGACGAACCGGCGCCCAACGGCTTTCGAGACGTTGTAGACGCGGATTTCTGCCAGATTCGGCGATGATAGCGGCTGCTGCTGGATATGGAACGTGCAGCGCAGTTCGCCGAAGTCGAGGCTCCCGCCGCCGCCCTCTGCGGTCAGCTTGAGATATCGAATCCAGTTCGTCGACATACTCAGGCCTCGAAATAGAGGTGAGAGGTCACACCGAGACTGTCGAACGTCGGCGGCGCCGAAATGTCAGCGTCGGTTGCGACATAGAGCGGAGCGTCCAGAATGCCGAGGTGGCGATGCTGCGCGAGAAGGTCGGCCCCGGTCACAAGGGGGATGCCGCGCACAAGCCAATTCTCATTGGCGTCGGCGACGTCCAGAAGCCACCCGCCACCCGGCGCAACGGCATAGATCAGACGGAATCGGAAAGACCCGTGTGGAAGGGCCACCCAGAACTCTTGCGCGCCCTGTTGAAGCGGGATTTTATAGACGGCCATTCGGTCCGCTCCCCAAAGGTGTCCTATGCGAGGACTGTTCGTCGCGGCATTTCTGGCTCTTTTGGCCTCATCGGCCACCGCTCAGGAATTTCCACTCTATGATGTCGAGGACTTGTGCCCGCGGCAGGCTGAAATCCGCTGCGAGGATGACCGCCGCATCTATGGCCCGCAGAGTTGTTCAAAGACATCGCCTATTGCAGCCGAGCGATGCCGGCAGGTTGAGCAAGCGGCATACGATTATCTTAAGTATAGGTGGGGCCGCGTATCGGTAAGGACAAGAAACTATTGCTCATCGAAAGCTAAGGCATATGAGGCCAGGCGCAGGATGCTACAGCCTTACGACTTTTGGGCGACATGCGTTTTGCGCTTTTCTGAGGAAGACGATGCCGATAGCCCTAGCCGGTTTCGCCCCTAACTCGTCACCCCTCGCAGCCCGCCATAAGGACTTGGCGGCGCGTTGAATTGGATACCTGTCGACTGCGCAAAGGTCGGAACGCCGTTGACGACGCCGACTTGCTGCGAGCCGCCATCCGTCACGGACCCTGTTTGCGCCGGGTCGGCTTGCGTGCCTGCCCCGCCCCCGCTCGCGGCAGGGCCGCCGCCTGCCGTCATCTGGGTTTTCGTGATGATGACCTTCGTCAGCCCGACGACGACGTTGAGCGCGAACTCGGACTTGTCGTCCGTGGTCACCTGGATGCTCGAAATGAGCATGTCGGTATAACGCCGCTTACCTGTCGAGACGTTGAACGGCTTCCGCGTCGCCTGAAGCGCGCGGAGCGCGTCATAGACCGTCTTGACGTAGCCCTGCGCCTGGTGCTTCGAGTCGGACCACCCAATTCGCATTTCAACCGTCGCCGGGTTGAGAAAGGCGTGGTCTGAAACCGGGGCGCCCTTCTCTACCGGGTGCTGCGTGATGGTCATTTCGTCGCGATGGACTTCCTCGACCACCACGTCGGGGATGATCTGGCCGATGGCCCGGCCCATCGTCGAGATGAGCGCATAAGGGGCCACGGCGTCGCCAATCTGGCTGATTGCTCCGACGGTCGGCAAGAGATCGGCCATCAGTTCGCAGCCCCTTGCGTGTTGCGCAGAAGATCAGCGTTCACGCGCTCGACATTTCGCCCGACGGAGGCGCCGACGGCCGCAGGATCGCCCGCCCCGTCAACCTTGATGTCGACTTTCTGCGAGACGTGGTTGTTCGTCACCGGGCTGTTCCAAGAGTTGATCCCCGAGCCGAGCGGCGGCGTCTCGAAGCTGCGTGGATTGATCGTTCCGAATGGATTCTTCGGAACTGCCGGGGCCGGCACGGGGGCAACGCCAGCGAGAATAGGCGGCGGCGGATTGTCGATGATGGTCTTCGGGTTGGCGTAGGGAGCATACGGGCCGACGCCGCCTTTGGGATTGAAGGCGAACCGATTCCCCCCGATGACTGGCGCACTTGCGTGCTTCCGCCCCCAAGGCCCTGAATACCAGCCGGCGCGATATTCGTTCGAGCCGTTGGTGTTGTCCGGCACGCTGCCAGAAGCGATGGCCTTGATGCGTTCACGAATGAAGGCGGCCTGCTTTGCCGTGGCGACGCGATAGCCTTCATATTGGCCGGGGGCGCGCGCCACTTGGCGCAGATCGCCGGAAGGGCCATATCCCTTTGTCCCAACGCGGTTCAGCATGTTGTTGACAACAGCGTCGACGCTCGTTTCCGTCATATGGGCTTCGCCCGCGATCGTGTTCACAACGGCGTCACTGAGATCAGCGTCGCTGAGGTTGTAAACGGGGCGATATTTCCCAGGGGCGCCGGGCGGCTTCGGCTGCGTTCCGCCGCCCTGCTCTTCTTTGGCCGCGCCGCCCTTGTCGAAGGTCTTCGGGTCTTCGCCCCAGCGGCCGCCGGAAATAGTGTGCTTCCAGCGGTTCCAGAGCTTCGCCGGCGTCGACGGGCCGCTGCCGCCGCCTTGAGCCGGCGCTCCCGCCGCGCCAGAGCCGGCGCCTTCCGGCTGGATGCCGGCCATGCGGTTCAGGAACCCCGTGATTCCCGTTGTCTCGCCGAATTTGTTGATGGCCTTGGCCGCTTCGATCACCCACTTCACCAAGTCGGCGAACAGCTTGACGAGCGCAGCAATGTCCTTGGCGAACTGCCCGACACCGGCACCGACTTCTTCCCAGTCGATCTCGCCGAAGCCGTCCTGCCACCCTTTGAAGACGTCGATGAAGCCTTGCGCGAAGTCATGGAGAGCCTTCGCGATCCACGCAGCATTTCGCTCAAACCACTTCGACAGAGCAAGAAGCCCGTCATTCGCGCCCTCGCCCATGATCTTCGCAAGAGCGGAGTTGACGATGTTCCCGAGCGTCGCGAAAAGCGAGCGCCACGACTGCATGAACTTCTGCGCATCAGCGGCGGCCTTGTCCGGGTCAAGCCCGGCCGCCTTCATCTTCTCCTTGTATTCCTTGGCGAACTTCCCGACGCCGTTGACCATGGCCGTCATGGTCGGCTCGTCGAGCCCCCACATTTCGGCGATCATGATCGCCTTCGGGCGCTGCCCCTTGGCGATGAGCCCCTGCAAATATGAGCCCATGTCCTCAAGGTTCTTGAGGCTGAGTTTCCCGTTCTCGATTTGCGTTCCGGTCAGTCGGGCAATCTGTTTCCCGATCCCAGGGTTCTCACGAATCTTTCGCGCGAGATTTTCGACCGACTGCATCGCTCCGTCGGCCGTGCCGCCCATCTGCGAAACGGCATAGGTGAACGATTTGATGTCCGACGCGCTGGCGCCGATGCGCTGCGTCGCGAAATAAAGCTGGTCAAAATTGACCGCCATCTTCTGGACGCCGACGCCAACCGCCAACGCCGCAGTTTCGATCACGGCGCCAAGCGCAAGAACGCTTTTCGTCATCCTGGCGATGCCGTCGGACACCCGACGCTCGGACGACTCGTCGACCTTATAACCGACGGAGACAAGGAACTCCTTGATGACGTCGGCTTGGCTCATTTCTTCCTCGCGGCCTCGTGCGCCCGGTTCGTGTTTTCATCCCGGACGTCAAGCGCCTCGTTCATCAAGGCGATGTCGCACAGGTCGAGAGACCCGTCTTTCAGGCCCTCGAACTGGCACATGCGCTCAAGAACAGGGCGCATGATCCAATCCAGGCCGCTCGGGAGAGATACGGGGGTGAAGTTCAGTCCCCCGCCTGTTCGCTCAATCCGGGCAGAAGACCTTTGAAAAAAGGGACGAATGTCGCCTTCAGGACTTCGAAGCTGATCCGAAGCATCAGCGTCGCGTCGGCGTTCAGGTCGTCGAACATCGGGGAACGCGCCTCGGCGTTCCAGATTTTCGCCCAGCCCGCGTCCATGTCGCCCTTGCGCTCGACGAGAGAGAGGCAGGCGCTCAGGACTTCGCCGCGGTGATCGTCCTGCATCGCGGCAAGAGCCTTCGAAAGAGGCCCGAGCGCGGCAAGAGCCGCGCCTGTGGCCGCGCCGCCAAGGGCGCTGGCGCCCTTCTCCTTCAACTCAAGGATGAAGGGGACGAGATCGCCGAGACCAGCCGCGGCGACAGGGGCGAGCTTCGACAAGACCGCATATTGGACGAGCGCGGCCATGGGCCGCGCGCGGTAGGTGTAAGCGCCGATGCGAAATTCGATCATGTCGTCGGCCTCATTCGATAATCGACGGCGAGCCCGTGCCGATCATCATGTCGATCTTCACGAAATCGAACGTCCATTCCTGAATGCCGCCCTCCTTTGCGTCGACGTGATCGGGGTGCTTCACGAAGGCCCCTTCGACGGCGGTGATCGAGTCGCCCCACGACGGGTTGCGAACCGAAATCTGGTTCTGCCCCCAATTCGCCGACGACATGATCTGGTGACGATAGAGCGCGTTCAGTTTCGCGTTGACGGCGCCGTTCTTGAGCACGCGCACCGTAATCCGGCCGGACTGCGCCGCGTGCAGCGAGTGCATACCGTCGCCGGACGCGCCCGTGATCATGGTGTTCTTGTCGCCGCTCATGGTGACGACGATGCCCTCATCGGCGATTCCGCCTTCGGACAGCGAGAACGAGCCGCCGGGGCCGGTGATCGACGCAACAACGTCGAGGAAAGAATAAGCCTTGCTCATGGTTCAGCCTCAGCGGTTGACGTTGACGATGATGGGGGCGTCATGCACGGCGCCGGCCATCTTGACCGCGATTTGCATGGGAGGAAGACGGCGCGTTTCGCGCTCGGCCTGCGACTGCAACGCCATCGGCGGGCAGAACACATAATAGCCCTTGGTCAGGGTGTCGCCGCGGCGAAGCTGGCCGAAGCCGGCGGCATTCCAGACGCCGGGCGCTGCAACCCCGTTGTAGACCGCCTTTTCGCACGTCGCTTCGATCGTCGTGACGACCTGATGTGCACCGTCGTCGGTCTGCGGGATTTTGGTCGGCGTCTGATACATCAGGTTGAAGACGTCGGTCTGAAGCGCATTCTTGAGCCAGTCCAGATTGTGGACCTCATCGAAGAACGTGCCGTCGCTGTTTTGGCCCGGCATGATGATGCTGGCGCCGTTGTTCAGCTTGGCGAACGCATTGCCGCCCTTCGCCTTCAGGGTCGCGAACTGCGTTTCGGTCAGGTTCTCCGCGGCGACGCCGGGCTCCTGCTTGAACATGAGCGTGATCGCGGCTTTGCTCGCCTCGAAGTTCACGGTCGCGGCGCGGCCGAAGAAGCTCGTCACGGCATAGGGGTTGGTGCTGGAATACTGCCAGAACACGCGCTTGTTGCCGAGCGCATGGACCTTGCTGGCGAGATCGGTTGTCGCGGTCGAATCGAGGCAGGTCGACGACGTGATCGTGATGCCGTAGCGACGGGAACGGCTGGACGCGAGGATGGAAGCCGCCACGTCCATATGGTCATCATCGCTCACATCGGCGGCGCTCGCGACCGTCAGGCCATACCACGCGGGGGACACATCGGCCATCGCCTGAACCGCGTCGAGCAGGGTTTCGGCGTCTCGCCCGACGACGGGCGTCGACGCGAGCGCCGACGTGAGTTTCAGAAGCGAGGCGATGGCGGTCCCGCTCGACGCAGTAGACGCATAGCTGACAGACGACCCGACGCCATCCGTCCCGGACGCGATGGTGAAGCGGCCCTCCGAAGCCGACCATGTGACGGTGGCGCCGGTGAAGCTCGTGCGAAGGGCGGTCTGCAAGATCGAAGCGACGCCGTTGAGGTTGAGCGCCGTCGAAAAGTTGATGCCGGTGAAATCGTGGGAGACGCCATCGACAGAAATGCGGATGGACCCGCTCGTGATCGCCGTGAAGTTCGACACGATCTGTTCGCTGGACGTCAGAATGCCGCCGTGCAGCAGGCCGGGCGCGTCGCTGGACACCCAGCTTCCGATGAAGAGCACAGCCGGCTTCGGCTCCTGCCCGAAATACGGCAGAGCCGCGAGATATTCGGGGTCGTTCTGCGAGAAGTCGGCCGCGACGCCTTCGATGCTCGCATATTGGCGGATGCGCTCCACCCCGTCGATCCTGTCGCTGTCCCCGAGGATCAGCAGCGTTCCGAAATTCGAATAGGGGACCGCCGTCGGCGCGATGTTGATGCTGACCGGGACGATGTTCGAGACGTCAATCTGAGGGTTCATGTTCATGCCTCTGGAACGAGAAAGGGTTGCTCCATTGCGGGGCTATTCGGCCCCTGATCTGCGTAGATCGTGCCCGCCGCCGATGCGGCGTTCTTGATGGCCCATGCGCGCGAGACGCGACGGCGCACGCGGAACGTGACGTCGGCTCGGTTCAGATATTTCGTGTTCACCAATTCCGCCGTCTTCGTCGTCGGCCCTGGGGCCGCCTCAAGGGCCATGTTCTGTCGGAACAGTTCCTCACGGTTCTGCGGAATCATCAGGCCATCGCGCAGCAGGTTCGCGTTGCCGCTCGAATGCGGGCCATAGAAGGACGCCTGCACCTCAAGCGTCATGTCATGGTATGTCTCGCTTGATCCGCCGTCGGCGCTGATATGCCGTCCTGAGACGCCTCCGGCGCCGGGCGTCGCGGACAAGACGCCGATCCCGCACCAATCGACGTTCGGTTCAGGCTGCTTGGGCGGTGTGGCCTGCCAGCGGGGACGGACCATCTGGCCTTGCAGGCCGGTGATTCCAACAACCATGGCCTGCAAGGCGTCAGCAAGCGCATCATCCTCAGACGGCGCGGTCGATGTCGGGCGGAGATAGCCGCCGGTCGCTGAGGTCGCCGCCGTCATCTGTTGATGTCCACAAGCTCGCAGGAGGCGACGCGCAGGCCATCCCATCGCGTATAGTCGGCGACGGACATGACGGTGTAGCGCGCCCCGCCCCAGATCACGACGTCAGCGGCGCGCCCCGCGCTTGCCGCCACAATCGCATGGGCGGTGTAGACCTTGATCGATCCTGAGAGGCGGGAGCCGTCCGGCTGGCGCTTCAGGGACTCTGCATCTGGGACGACGGCCCCTGAGACCGTGGCCGACGCCTCGGCAATGGTGGCGCGACCGTTTGTCCCTATCGTCTCCGCCTCTGTGACGATCTGAAACGTCGTCACGAAGTCGGGATCGGCGACAATGGCGGCGAGGCTCACTTTGCCTTCCCCTTGGCGCGCAAGACATAGGTGAGGTGCTTCATGTAATCGCCCGTGTCGATGAGCGGCTGCGTTCCCATGCGGGGAGCAACCTTCCGATGTTGGCGACGATGAAGCGTCGCGGTCGACAGCCCGGGGGAAAGCCCGGCCGTGATCTTCGCCTTCACGCCAGACACGCCGAGGATGCCGACGGCGTTGAGGCGCCTATCGACTTCCTGCGCATTCCCTTCGATCGCCACAGTTGCCGCGGCGCGAAGTTGCGGGACCATCTTCCCGGTCGCTTCCTTCACGCCTGGCGCAAGGTGCGGCCGGGGCGGAATGTTGAGCGCCGGGGAACCAAATTCGTTGATGTAGCCGATTGCCGCGTTCGTGATCGGCGCATCGTCGCCCCGCTCCGCCGCCGACTCCGGGATGCCGATCAGAACATCGGTCTTCGTGAGCGCCCGCACCGCGTTGAAAACGGCGCTGGTGCTGTCCTTGGTGATCTTGACGCTCACAATTGAAGGCCGCCGGCGCCGAAGAGGCGCGCCAAGTCCCAGAACTGCCGGCCATAGGCCGTCGCGTTCCATGCCCCTGCGTCAGGGCTGGCGACAAGCCGCGCGTCGTAGCCGAAGGACACGCCCCCGACGCTCTTGCTGGTCAGGATGCCCGCCGCGCCGCCGGCAATGCTGCCGCTCGCGGCGGCGTCCGCCGTCACTTTGCCGAAAGTCAGCCAATGCGCGGCATACAGGCCGATTCCGACGTCGGCCATGTCGCCCCAGCGGGACGGATCGACGAACGCCGCCGCCTTCTCAAGCCAGAAGGATACGGCCCCCGACGGGAACGTCGTCGTGTTGGCGAAGGCCGGATAGGCGGCCCTGAACTCGCTCTCTGTCATTTCTCAGCCGCCGCCTTGATCGCGTCGGCGATGCGCGCCGCGCTCCACCTGCGGTCGATACTGACGCCAAGCGCGTCAGCCTGTGCGACCAACTCGTCTTTGGCCCTCTCAGCGCCATGGGGCGCACTCAGCGCTTCGACAGGAGGTGTGGGCGGCGCCGGCGCGAGCGCGACAGGCGCTGTGTTGGCAAGAACGCGCGGATGGCCAAGCAGATCGTCCGGCACGAGCGCTTCTCCGGCAAGAAACTGGTGGGAGACACCGTTTTCTCGCTGAATCATGAAGGGGTGCAGGATTTTCAGCCAAGCCATCGTGCGCGTCCTCGGTTGTTGTGGTCCGCCTCGCCCGGTCAGGCGATCTTGTCGCGGTAGCCGACGGTCTCGGGATAGACGACCTCGACCACGCCGAAGCGCCCGAAATACGGGACGACAACCCAGATGCCGCGGAACTGCGTGACGGCCGGAATGAGCGGGACCATGGGGAACCGCACATAATCCGCTCGCTGCGAATACGCGACCATTCGGTCGTTGCCGGCGGCGAGGCCACGCGCGGCGGAGTCGAGCCACTTCACCGACACGATTTCGAGCGGGATTCCACGTTCGGCCGTAAGGATGTTCCTCTCCTTGAGGTAGGACAGGATCGTCTCGTTGCCGGCGGAGGACACCTTCTGCGTCGAGATGTAGCCGAAGGTGGTCGGCGACAGCGCGAGCTTCGTCGGCGGCGCGACGTAACCGGACGCCTTCCAGACGGACACGAGCAATTCGTTGATGTCCGTGAGGATTTCGTCGGGGGTCTTGGCGGCCCACAGCTTGCTCGAACCGGCGGCGTTGTTCGCAACGTCGGCGACGTTGGTCACGAGCGCGCTGTTCATGAGCCCCGTCCGCGACAGCGTGGAGTCGCCGACGTAAACGAGCTGGTCGGCGTCCATCTGGTGCTTCTTGTTGAGCGCCGCGATCATCTGAATATCGATCGGGCGTCCGGTGCGCTGCGCGGCCGAAAGCTCGGGGATCGTATACGCGACTTCCATCGCCCAGAGGTTGAGCGGGTTGGAAATCTTCCCGATGTCGACGCTGACGCGCGGCGCCGAGGTGACTTCGTTGCTCGCCCAGGCGATGCCGGCCGGGGCGACGCCACCCGAGGCGCTGAAGGACGACACGGTGTAGCTGGCCGTCTCGTCGCCGAGCTGAACGTCCGTGCGCAGGTCGATGTCACGGGTCCACGTGGTCGCGATCAGCGGTTCGTGGATCGTCGGGTCGAGACGCTCCAACTCGCTGACGAGAAACGCGCCAGCGGAGTCCATCGTCGCCTGATCGAAGGTCTGGTAGGCGTCGCGGACGTAGTTGGGCTTGCGGAGGGTCGGAACGCCGCTGAGCGCGGTCGCGCCCTCCCAGTTACGGAAGTGCTTCATAAGGTGGGTTCCTTCTAGGGGACTGGCGCGCAACATAGGCGGGCCGGGGCCGCTTCCCACGCGGCTTTAAGGGAAGCGCGGGGCTCCGCGCCCCGCGCGATTCATGATCAGATGTTGAAGCTGATTTCGGTGATGCCGTTCGCGTCGGCGGCGCCCTCGAAGAACGCGCCGGCCACGACGACGCACTTGTCGCTGTCGGCAGCGGTCTCGATATCGCCAACGGCCTTGCCGGCGGCCGCGGTGACGCGGACATAGACCGGCGCGCCCTTGACGGCCGTCCCCTGCGCGAGCGCCACAGCCATATAGCCGCGGCGAAGCACATCGATGAGGCCGGACGTCGGCGGCGCGGCGGCGCCGAGAGCGTTGGTGCTCGACGACGTGGGGAAGGTGCGGACGGCGAGGCCGAAGACGACGGTCGACGCATCGCCGGAGGCGATCGGCTGCACCTTGCCGGACACCAGCTTGACGAACTGACCGTAAGCGGTCGGAGGGGTCGTCGAGTCGATGATTTCGGTCTGGATCGTCTGGCCAGGCTCCGCGCGCGAGACGGAGCCCACAACGCCAGCAGGGACGCGAGTGGTGTAAGCAACCATTGGGATGTTCCTTTTCGTGTTTCCGTCAGCCCTTGCGGCGGGCTTCGATCATTTTCTGATAGTTGGCGGTCGTCATCCGGCCGGCGCTTTCGACGCCTTCGGGAAGCCCGGGCCGGTTATTGGCGGCGCGCGCCAATTCGGAGGCGGCGCGGAACGCAATGGCCGCCGCGTCGCAGGTCATCTTGGCGACGTCC